TCGAGCAGTAAAATCAACATGCAGTTAAATGCTATTGAGCAACTTTATAAAGGCAATAAAGAAGTTGTACAGGTTGTACAAGATGCCCGTAACGGCACGATTAGCATGACTGAAGCGGTTCAACGCTTTAATGAATTGCGTATCAGCAAAGAGGTGTATGAATCAGTCAAAGCCAACTCTGCTGAATTTGAAAAAAATGCTAAGGAGGCAACCAACACCAAGGCCAAGCTAAGTTTATTTGGTTATGAGGTTGAGCTTTCAGGCCGAAAGGCACAGACAGCTGTTGCAGGTGTAGATGAAAACTCCAAGGCCCTTGATAAAAACAAGACAGCAGCGGAAAAAGCAACAGAGGCTCAGAAAAGTTTCAAAGCATCTTTATTTGATCGTGAGTTTGAGGCTCGCTTAACAAAAGGGTTGCTTGCAAAAGGGTATACGCCTGAGCAAGTAGCAAGTATGGTTCAAACCGCGAACTGGGCTCAAAAAAATAATGTGAAGCTCACTAACGATTTATATCAATCTGGGCTACAGGTTCTCTCAATTGAGCAGCAGAACAATAAAATTATTGAATCTAGAAATAAATCATTAAAGGAAAATACGAATGAGTTAAGTAAGCAGCAGAAAGTACTACAAGCGAGCGCTCAAGTACAAGCCAATGCTGCTAAATACAATTTCAATGGTATCGAGAGCAAATATAATATTCCCCAAGGAACACTATCTGCACTTCATGCTATTGAGACTGGAAATACTGGTAAAACTAACCAAGTCAACAAATCCACGGGTGCTACAGGTGGTTTTCAATTTTTATCTGGTACCGCAAAACAATATGGGGTGAGGGATCGAACTAATCTTGCACAATCTGCTGAAGGTGCCGGTAAGTATATGGCGTACTTACTGGATCTATTTAAGGGCAATTTAGAGAAAGCCGTTCGTGCTTACCATGCTGGTGAAGGCAATGTTCAGAAAGGTAAAAACATTGGCAAATATAACAATGATTACTGGAAGAAATATCAGAGTTATATGGCTGGTTCAAATGGGTATTCCTCAGGTGATATTTCAAACAAAGATTTTGATCGCATGCTTGAAGACTCAGCAAAATTATTGGAGGAGCAGGCTAAATCAAGAAAAGCTTTAGAACTCGAAGTTGCTAACGAAGTAACCAAAATTCGAGAGAATTTAAAAGATAAGTTACTAGAGATTGATAACGCTGGGTTTTCACTAGAAAGAACTAAGGAGCTAAAGGATGAATATCAAACTCGAGCCAATAATGAAATTGCAATTGCTGAATATACTCTGAAAACAAAACTAGATGATTATTCATCATTTAAGAAAACTGAAGATGAGTTACTTAAAGACAGTTTTGATCATAAAAAGTTTTATGCAGCAAGAGATATTGAATTAACCAAAGATCAGCGCGATCAAGCTGTTAAATATCTTGATGAGCAATATTCACACGAGCTTGGCCTAATCCAACTCGCCAAAGAGCAGCGTATTTTCCAGATGCAACAGGGACTAATGCATGCAAATGCAGAATCTGAAAAGTACTGGGATCTAGAACGTCAACGCATCATGTTAAATGTTCAAGATCTGGATGAACGTAATCGTCAATTAGCAATTGCCAAAGCATTGCAAGACGAAGAGAAGCGAACAAACCTAAATACTGCAGTTCAGCAATGGGGAAGCGTCAATGCTGAACTGACAGGCACTACAGATCAATTTAATCTTGAGAAAGAACGATTTGATCGACTGGATAAGTCACAAGCACTGTTTGATGCTGAGTTGGCGATGGCAGGTGAAAACTATGCATTAAAGGAGCAGGCATATCAGGCCCATGTCGACAGAATGAGTGCAATTGAGAACGCTTATAGTGTTTCATCACTCCAGCTTCAACTTGGTTATGGTCAACAAATGGCTTCTAGTATGTCTAGCATGATGGGGGCTATCTTCGGCGAAAAATCAAAAGCATATGCAGCAGCTTTTGCTGTTGAAAAGGCCTTTGCTGTGGCGCAAGCTGCAATTGCAATGGGGCAAAATATTGCTCAGGCGTCTGCGATTGGCTTCCCCCAAAATATTCCTATGATTGCTGGTGCTATGGCGCAAGGTGCCCAGATTGCTTCAATTATTGCATCCGTAGCGGCACCTACTGGGTATTCTGATGGTGGCTTCACTGGTTATGGAGGCAAGTTTGATCCCGCAGGTATTGTTCATAAAGGTGAGGTAGTTTGGTCGCAAGAGGATATTAAGCGCTGGGGTGGTGTAAACGCTGTTGAGGCTATGCGCACATCACAGCCGCCAAAAGGTTACTCAGATGGTGGTTTAGTCACTTCACAAGACACATATCGCGTCGGTATGGGAACTGTGGATACGATTAATCGCAATGCTGATGTACTCGCTGAACGGCAGGCTCAGGCGAGTGCCAAAGCTCAATCAGCTAATCCTCAACCCATTGAAAACAATCTGCGTGTGATATTTGTTAGGGATGAGAATGAGGCTAAAGAGATGTTGTATGGGCCCGATGGTGAGAAAGCATTCCTCTATCACCAAAAGCGAAACAAAAGCAAATTAGCATAATTTGAGGACAAAATGAAAATACAAACCCAATATGGTGAGGTGCATGTATTAACAAATTGCCCGCTATTAAATTCGACTGAGCGATTGGAGTTTAGAACCGAAGTTCATGAGGCTTATGACAGTAGTGAGGATCGTTACATCCAGCGTGATGCTCCAAGACAAGTCCTCAGCTTTAATTACGTGAATATGCAGAAAGCGATGGGCGACATCTTCCATATGCTCTATGCCAACTTGCGTAATCTATGGGGGATTCCATTGCCCCAGTTTCGAAAGCGCATTTCAGATATGGTGGACAGTGATTTTATTATCATGGACACGAAAGCACATTCAGCCGACCTCAGAGTCGGCTTTGCTTTAATTGAATCAGCTGCAGACTTTCAGGTTGTTGAGATTACTGCAGTCGGCCGATACATCATTACTCAGGAAGAAATTCGAGATCCTGAAACAGATGAGATTCTTCAAGCCTTAGAAACCGAATATCAGGATGGCTTTCGATTGGCCCAGAATGTGACTGTATCAAATGCTTCAATCATGCCGCTGCGGATCTGCATCATCGAGGGTGATGCATCGATCAGCACAGGCGGGTTCTGGTCAAATTCATCCGTGGTGTTTCGCGTACTGGCCGAAGATTCACCTGAGCATAGCGGTGACGTACCTGCGCAGTACCAGGGCGAGGATATCTATTTCAAACCATTGCTTTTGGATGGCAGCGCTTTAGAAATGACATTGACGCAGCACCAAAACATTGTGGATGGCGATGTGGGAGGATTTCAACAATTCACCCACTGGAAGAAGCCCCGCTACTTAAAACCATTTAAGTCTGTGTTGAAAGGATGGGATCAATATAGCGAATACCGTCGATTTTTATTTCGACGTATGGGCCGTTATCAAGCCTTCTGGATGCCTTTGTATGAGAAGCATCTCAATATCTTAAACACGGCAAATATCACCACCTCACTGAGTACTAATACCAAGTACTTGCTTGAGGCCGATCGCAAGCATATTGCGGTAAAGCGTAAAAATGGAATGTGGACCGCGCATGAGATTACCGCCAAAACGAGTGGCTCTTTAACGGTGTCACCTGCAATCAATGCACACCGTAACGACATCCAAACCATTTGCTATTTGGGCTTACACCGTTTTGATGCAGATCAAATCGAATTTCAATTTTTAGGTGCACAGATTACACAAGTTACGGTGCCCATTGTGGAACTATCATCATGAGAAACAGAGCCGAGTTATATCAAATCAAGCATGGTGCACGTGCTTGGTATTTTACGGATCAGCGTAAAGCAATCACTCATGCAGGGATCGAGTATCTGCCGATCCGTGGCCTACAGCGTACAGCCATTGAAGATGAAAGTATTGATAAATGCGATACCGAAGTAACGTTCCCACAAATGCATTTATTCAATGCTGAGGGTGAAGATTTGGCCGCCATCTTTGCAGGCAAGATCTTCTATGGTGGTGTGGCGATTACCATACTTGAACTTTACCAGGGCGAAACACTGGTCCTGCATAAAGGCCGTGTGACGCAGCCAAAGTATGATGAAGATGCAGACACATTGCGCTGGTATGTGAAACGGGTGAATCCTATCTAAATCGTAATATTTTGACACGTAAGTTTCAGTATTCGTGCCCAAACTCGATCTATGATCGCTGGTGCGGGCTTAAGTTTGAAGATTGGTCATTTGAGATTGAAGTGATTGCTATCGATGGCTTAAAGGTTTCTTTTGATGTGGTGCCTACTCAGGTTTTGGATGCAGCCGGCAATCCAATGTTTGAGCAGGTCCCTGTATTAGATGAAGAAGGAAATCCTGTTTTAGATGAACAGGGCAATCCTACTTTTGAAAATGGAGACCCGATCATGGAAACCAAGACTTATCCAGACCAATGGTTGAGTTTGGGCTTGATGCTGAAAGGTGGTGTACATACCCTAATCACGACTAGCAGCGCGAATAGCTTCACGTTGTACCGTCAGCATGTCGGTTTAGCGGTGGGCGATGTTTTCTCAGTTGTACCTGGTTGCGACCAATCTAAAAAAATGTGTGATGAAAAATTTAACAATTGGGCGCGTTATTCCGGGCATCAATTCATTCCGAACAGTAATCCGATCTTTACCCAATTGATTAAGTAAGCGAGGTATCGAATGGTTATTGCACCCTGGGTGATTTACGCCATGCTGGCCCTGATGGTGGTGACAGCTGCTTACAGCTATTACGCCATGCGCAAAGCCCAAAAGAAAAACCAGCAAACAGCCAATCAATTAGACGGCACCATTGCTGATGAAGGTGTGTCCTTTTCAGATGTTGCAGGGAGTCCGCATATGTACGGAAACATTACGCATATTTGGGGACATGCAACGACAGATATCAAACAGAAAGGTGGCAAGTGAGAATTTACATGTCCGATATACGGAAAGCTGGAATGTGTGCTCGCGGATCGCGGGCATTTTTTTTGTCTCAAGGTTGGGACTGGTCAACCTTTCTTGAAAACGGCATCGATATGGAGATTGTTGAACAAACCAATGATGCCATGGCGCAGCAAGTTGTGGAGTATGTAAAAAATGGGCGGAAGCAGTAGTCAAACAATTGGTCAAAGATACTTCGCAAAACTCACCACCTTTATTGGTAATCCAATTGAGAAGTTGATTGGGATTAACTTTGATAACCGTGGCTGGATTTTTAAACCCGATAATGATGAAACCTTTCTGCGTGTAGAAAGCCCAAATCTATACGGGGATAAAGAGGGCGGTGTTGCTGGGTTTATCGATATACATACGGGCACCGCAGATCAATTGCCGAATGCCACTTATAGCGCTGACTTTCCAAAAGTTTCAGGCTATCCATTTCAGTCTTATTTGTTGTTTCGTGGACTGGGCAAAGGGGTTTCCTCGGGTGGCGTTGTTGGTGAAATTGCAGGAATTATTGCGAAACGGCACCACTACAATAAATCTTTTTATCATGGCAACTCAGGCTACATGAAAGAAATGTTGCTGTGGCCTAAACGTATTCATATTCGTAATGATGGCCGTCCGCAGTGGCATGATGAGAAAGCAGAAATCCCAAAAGTAAACAAAGAATATTTTTCCAAGGATTATGCACTTCAATTTGACAGTTATTATATGACCGATAACAACGGGTCAACTAACGCAAAAACTGTCAGATATAGACCAGC